AAGTGTTGTCCAATATTTAAATCAACAAATGTTCCGTCTTCAGTAAATCCTACTTCATCTAAAGACATTATCTTTGTCACAAGTAATACATCACTCATATTATACACGTGTAATGCAATATAGTCATTGGTAAAATCTCTACCAAAACTACTATATACCTTACTTGGTTGATAATAATTTTGTTTTTCTTTGTCTGTGAATCCGTATTCTAAAGCCATTGTTATCCTTAATCAAGTTTCTTATCTACTATGTATGGGAATCCAAGTTTCAACCATATTTCTTGTCCGATTAGTGTTCTATACAAATGGTCTTCGACTATTTCGTCATAACGAAAATTCCTTAAATCTTTTTTAACTTCTTTAAATCTTTTACCACTAATTCCTCTTACTTCTCTTTTTTTATTTAGTCTAAAATCTTCCCAACCATCAGCGTTTTTACCTTTGTTTAGTTTAGCTGTTACCAATCCCATCAGAGTACCACCATATGCTTTACCTATGTATCTATCGTATTCAGTTTTAAAAAATTCAGTAAGTTTTTCGTGTAATCTGTCGGTTGAAATATCTGGTGTGTTTTCTTCTTTAAAATGTTCATTAACGAATTGAATTAAATAATCTCTTACGGTTGCTTGAAATTCAACTTGTTCGGTAGAAATTTGTTCTTCAGTTGTTGTATCGCTATCAGTAGTTTCTTGACCTTGTTGTTCTTCATCAAAGAAAAAACTAAAACTATTATCAAGTTCTCCTACAAAATATTGTTGTTTATTTTCTAAACGAACTTCTTGAAAATCTTGCTCTAATGATAATCCGTCAACTGAACTTTCAAATGATTGTAATACTCCTGATGAATCTCTTAATGGTTGTTTAGAATCAACAACTGAACCTGATATGTTTAGTGATTTTTTTAAATCCTCAATTTCATTTTGATATTCTAAAACATCACCACCTAATACATTATCATATAGTTCTGATTTCTTTCTTGCTTCACTTCGTAAATAAGGCATTTTATCTCACCACTCTAAATTCATAATTGTCATCATAGAAGTTTATTTGTTCATCAGAAGTATTACTACCACTAATTACTTTGATACAAAATCTATAATTTCTTTCTGCTTGTAATCCGTCCATTTGTATGTTAAAGAAATTACCTGTTGAATCACAACTAATTTTTGAACCTGTACCAAATGGAATTATTTCTTCTTCAGTTTCTGCGTCTTTTACTTGGTAAAAAGCAGATGCACTTGGTAAGTATTTTACATCTAATTCTGCAGGTGTTGTGGCAAAAGCTGTTGTTGGATATAATTCTCTACCAACTATTCTTAATTTAACTTTTGTATTTTCTTTGTATTCTGGTCTTATGTTTTTAAAATATACTTTTAATCTTTCTAAGTCTGTTGAACTCAATGGTGATAAACTACCTGTTGACCAAACTGAATCGTCCCACACTGCTTCTAATTTAGGTGGATAAATTGTATGTGTTTCTCTACCAAAGAACTTTAGGTTTCCTAAACGACTTGAGTCACCTTCTTGTCCTGAGTCAAAACCAAAACTCGCTGTTGCGTGATTGTTTCCATAAGAACCACTATCTTCTCTTTTAACAATAAACCCGTTGTTCGGGTAAACTGAACTTGAGTAAATATGATTTTTAACCAAGTCCGTTACATCTGCTCTGATATCTTTTTTATCAAATGTGATATCAAAAGAAGAACTGATTCCATACTCTTGATTAGCATCAACACTAGCTGTAAACCAAGTACCACCTTCAGTCAATACTGAACCTGTAATCCAAGGTGTCTTGGCATCGTGGTCTCTATATTGATAACTTACTCCATCTGATGTTACTGGATTGTGGTCAAGTTTTCCTGTTCCTTGTTTCCAACTACCACTAACCATATAAATATGAAGTGGTTGTTCTGCTTCAACTTCTTCAGAAGTTGCGTCATATAAATTTAAGAAGAACTTTGTCGTTGCTGGCATTAGACCACTTTGAATTGATTCTGAAATATATGTTAAATCAAAATCAATCAATACTCTTGATACATTACCTACCGTACCATTATTGTTTACAACTTTATTTATTTCTAATATCTCATCTAATCCAGTATTTCGTGAAGCTGTTGTTCCACCTGAATAGATTGTAGCGTCTCTTTTTCCAAATTCAAAATAATGCATTATTTATCTCCCAATACTCTACCCTCGATATCTGTATCAGGGAATTTCAGTTCAAATATACTTGGGTCTAATGAAGGATATATAATTCCATCTTTTGATGCGGAATCTATATCGTAAACATTACCACTATAATTGTCTGTTGCTAAATGTTTGTTTTCAATAACAATTAAATTCTTTTGTGGATTATTTGTTTCTGGTGGAACTATTGAAACAACTCCGTCCACTAATGAAATCTGATATGCTAAATCACTCAATATAATTGGTTGATTGATTTGCCACTTTTCTGTTGCAAAGAAATTCTTCACTTGTTGTATTGCTCTAAACAATACATCATTTTTATTATATCCTCTTTGAGTTATGATGTTAAACTTAACACCAATGTTTATAACATATGCGTCTTTAAGATTAATCGCATCTGTCAATACTCTATATTGTGAAAGATATAGTTTTAGATTTTCTTTCACTGCTTGATTTACTTGAGTTAATTTTTTATCTCCTGTGTATCCTAATAAGTACATATTTAATGCTAATGGATTAGGGATTGTATTTTCATTACCAACTCTTTTTACTACACCATCAATAACTTCTAATTGTCCCTCTTGTTCTAATTGTTCATCTTGAACAACATATGCTTTTGCTATGTTTCCATATTTTTGTGGTAGTGAGTAAACTCTTGTAATGTAGTCTGCTCGTGTTACCGCTCTGTTCTGTGCATTAAAATATGCTGCAGCATTTTCTTTTATTTCTATTAGTGTTTCTTGACTTGCACCACCTGAAGAAGGTTCTTCGTTGAATACTGCTAATGTTGCGTCTGATGTATTTTGTGTATCACTATTTAGACCTGTTGTACTATTGGTGTATGTTTTTCTGTTAAATCTATTGATAGCATTGGAAGGAACATTGTCCTCAACTGAACCACCATAATTGTAAGTTATGGTAAGTGTTGTATTACTTGGTGCTAATCCAAATGTTTGTGTTTTTAAGAAGTTAGTTGGGTCATAAGATTCATCTAATCTTGATATACCTGTTCCTAATGATGAACCAACATTGTCTGGATTTGGTATCAATTCTTCATCAGCATCTGAACTAATTCCACTACCAAATCGTATTTCCATTTTGTTATCATCACGAACATATGTTGTAAATCTTCTTGGTGTTTTAATTAGTTTCAATAAATAAGGAGCGTCGTTTTGATATTGTGATAACGCTGGGTCGTTTAGTGATGTATTCTCTTCCGACTCAAACACTGTATCTTGTGCTAAGAAAGGAACTTCATAGTATTTGTTATTCTCACTATCCACTACCGATACAATTTCTGTCACTTTATCTTCTGATAAAACTATCTTGTCAAATTTTTTGGCTGATGTAAATGCAAATGTTTCGGTTTTTCTTGTTCCTGACTTTGCTAATACTTTTTTAGTCAACCTATAATTTGTTGGAATATTACCTGAAGCTGGTTGTAATACTTCAACTTTCATTGGGTCTAATGAACTTGACGCTTTAAAATTAACATCATCCATCAAACTAAATTCAGTTCCATTTGTAGACATTACAGTTGAATTTGAAGATATGATACCAGCGTAATCTAAGTCTGCTTTGTAATTACCACCACCTAAATCTTTAGCAGGAACATCAACTTGAACAGTTAGTGTTGCAGTAGAAGGTGCTGCTAACTTTGGTTTATATCCGTATGATTGTGCAATTGCTAAAACATTTTTTCTTTCTTCTGCAAATTGTAAAAGTGTTTCTCTAAATTGATTATCAACATAATAATTCAATACATCACCGACATAAGCAGCCATCTCAACAAACATCATACCTGGTGATGCTTCATTGAAATCATTGTATGTATTTGGGAAATAAGTTTTTGCAAACTCAATAAGATTTTGTCTTATGTCACGAAAATCTCTACCGAGATAGTTCACCTCTTTCTTTACTAATTTTTTATTTGTTCCGTAGTCTACTTGCCTCGGCATTTTTATTCTCCAATATTAAAATTAAATGTTATTGTATCAAATGAATTTGGTTCTAATGATACTGAAAAGTCTATTGATACATCAACTTGGTTACCTTGTTGAAACATATTTATTTCGTTAATGATAACATATGGTAACCAATTAGATACTGCTTCTCTAATGGCTTCATCTATATCGTTCTCAACATCAGGACCTTGATTGAAAACAACATCCATTAGTGTTGAACCAAACTCTGGTTGCATAACTCTTTCACCTAAAGAAGTCAATAGTAAATTTCTCATATTAGATTTTGCTTGGTCAAGTATAGTTTTTGTTTTATAAAAAAACCCTTCTTGACTATGGTCTAATGGAAATCTAACTCCAATAAAGACATCTTCATTTCTATCTTTTTCTCTTACGCTTGCCATTATGGTCTAAAGTTACCATCCTTTTTCTTATTAATTGCTTTCATCAAACCAGAATAATCACGAGTCAATGCGTTCTGTACATCTTCAGGAACTTGGTCTACTGATACACCTGCTTTCTTGATTGAGTCAACTGCTGCCATTTCTCTCGCTCTTTCTTTATTTTGTCCCATACCTAAATCACCATAACCTAAGACATCTGCCATATTGTCAGAACCTAATATCCCACCGCCCAATGTTGGATACTCATCAGTTTGTCCTGATGAACCCAATGGTTTGGTGTTGTTCAATACTTCATTCAACGCTTTGTCTTTTGTGTATTGTTTTTTAGATTTTTTCTTAATTACCTTTTTAGGTGTTGGTTTAGAAATCGTTTCTGATAATTTGATTTCTTCTTTATCATTAATAAATATCTCTGTCATCTGTTTTTTGACTTCTTTACGGACGACTAATTCGATTATTTTTATTAATTCATTTTTCTTCATTACTACTCCTATTTAGTTATAAATTCATTCCTTCTTTAATTAAATCTGCTATTATTCCCATTGAAGACAACTTTTGTGCGTCTTGTTCTTTTTGTTGAGAAAAAGTTAATAGTTCTCTAACTTGTGGTGAACCACCAAAGTCAAGATATCTTTTTACATCCTCAGTATCTGCACCATCTGCAATTACATCTCTGATGTCAGTTGTATCCACTGGTGGATTGTTTGGGTCTGCTTCATAAGCATCAAGTGCTTCTATAATTGTTTGTGTTGAACCACCACCATTTTGTATGACATCAAATGCTGCATTTAGTGCTGCCACCGCTACAGCTGCTGCAGCTGCCTGTGCTTGTATATTTTCTACCTTAGCTTTTGCAGCATCTACATCATCAAAGAACTCATCCCAAGCAAGCATTTGTTCAGGTGGAAGAGTTTTTAAATCATTCAATCCGAGTTCTTCGGTTAGTTCATTTAACGATACGGTTTTCCACTCTTGTTTATTCACCCAATTAAATTCAAAAAAGTCTTTTACTTTTTTTAATTGGTCTCTAAAAAATCTTAAGTCAATTAAATGACCTGAGATATTCAATGGGTTTGGTGTACCCGGTGCTATTACGGGTGGTAATATTTTTGATGCTGCTGATATTACTCCATTGTTAATATTTTCTATCGTTGGTCTCATAGCTCGTGCCATTGGTAAAATGTTCTCTGGTAATAATTGTGTATCACCATCTATATCATTTAGTTTTTTAGTTATATCTTTTTTTACTCCTGCTGATGTATCTGCTACTAATTCTTTGGTTACAATGTTAACCGCTTCATTATTGTGAATGTTTACACTCGTTCCTTTTATGTGAACATCACCTTGTGCAAATATTCCTATGTCATCTTGTTTAGCATTCAATATAATTCTGTCGGAATCAAAAATTATTTGTGGTTCTGAATAATCAGTATTTAGTCCGACTTGTCTACCTAATGTAAAAGTTGGTTCTGAATATTTAATTGTTTCTTTAGTAGTCATATACATAGATGATTTATCAAGTGGTAGACTTTCTTCACTAATTTGTAGTCCTGCTACAACTTTTACATTTGGTGATTCTTCTTCTCCTGTTATTTGGTTACTACCTAAATGTATTGATTGTCCGAATCTGCCTTGTATAATAGTATCACCTTCTGAACCTATAAGTCTTTGTGTCTTTGTATCTTTAAAATATTCGCCTGACTCAAACTCATTCAACTTTCTACCACTATTCAATACACCAATTGATTGTTGTATAGAACTTATCGAACCTATATCATCTACTCCACTTTGATTAAATTGTTCACGAAAGTTAGGATTAACATTAGATAAATTCTCCTGTAAACTCGCTACATAATATCTTCTACTTTTATAAGTCATACCAACCAATATATCACCAACAACTGGATATTGCAAAACATTTGGATTCAATGGATAATATAGATTCATTTCATCGGGTGAGTTCCCTTGGTCTGAAATTATATTCCTACCCTTTACAATACCAGGAATAATAATTCCGTTTTGAGCGTTAGGTCTAAATATGTCCATTACCTCAAATGGTTCTAATTCATAGAACTCTGTATCTTTCGCAAGTTGTTTTAAATGCAACTGCAATTCATTTGTGGTAACTACATCATTTCTGAATGGGTCTTTCAAACCACCTCCAGTAGATTTAGTCTTTTGGTATGCCATTAGTTTCCTTTGTTTAAAGATTCCAAGACTTCGTCTTGTTTATTTTGTAACTCTTGAACATCTGATTCTATTGCATTCATCAATTGTTCTTTTTCTGCTTCTGATAA